GTACTCTTGAAAAATCAAAAATGCAGGTAAGAGTTCATCCTGACTGTTCTCGCTTGGTACAAAAATATGGTAGGTGGCATCATCATGTAGATTATAACAGATTTAAAAAACAAAAACTAATTCGTAAAACTGAATTTGAATGGAATGGCGAAGTAAAAGATTACGGAATGAAAATGGTAAAAGTTAGATGAAAGTAGGATTTACAGCTTCTACCTTTGATTTATTGCATGCAGGTCACGTTACGATGTTGTCTGAAGCTAAAACTGTTTGCAATTATTTACTTGTTGGTCTTCATGTAAACCCTAACGAAGAACGAAGTAAAAAAAACAAGCCAATACAAACACTTGTAGAAAGGTATATTCAGTTAAAAGCAATTTCGTTTGTTGATGAAATTATTCCGTATGAAAAAGAAAACGATTTGCTTGATATTTTAAAGATGTATCAAATAGACATAAGAATAATTGGCGAAGAGTATCGCGATAAAGAGTTTACTGGTAAAAATCTAGATATGCAAATTCACTACAATAAAAGAAGGCATGATTTTAGTTCAAGCCTTCTTAGAGAGCGAGTTATGGCAACAGAGCTTCAAAAAAGCGAATTACCAAAGCTTGGTAGCTCAAAGATTAGTAAGATGAGCAGAAAGTCCTGATTCGTCTACAGCATATACCATGGTGCATTTATCATCGTAATGCCTAGCAAAATCAACAACATCAAAAAATGTTTTGCACTCTTTGCGGATACGGTTTGCCCCCTTTCCCCGTACCGCTACAAAGTGAGTTCTTCTTTCAAAAACAGCTCTTTCGTGTTCAGTTTGAAAATCAAACATTACATCACCTCTCCAGTAATAATATTAACAGGGTTTTCCCAACTGTGAAAAGCTGCTCTTACTGCTCTTCTTTCTGCCTCTATTTGTTCTGGTGTTCTGTTAGCTTGAGCCTTTTTGTATTCTTTAATAAATTCTATAAGTTCAATATCTCGTGTGTTATCAGCAATTTCTTTTTGTTCTGCTGTAATGAAGCCATTTTCTAAAAATGTTTCTACAACATCTTTCGGAGGAACGCTGTTATTGCTGATCCATCTAATTACATCTCCGTCAAAGTAAGTATTTGTATGAAATTTTTCTTTAGTATTGTAAGTCATTTTGAACCTCTTTTGTTTATAGATACAGACTATCATACCTACTAATGGTGTCAATACAATATTTACAAATAAATACAAATAAATACAAGTCTTTGACCATTCATAATTTATGCTATAAATAGTAGATGTACACTATATGTGGTAGAGAAAATGAACAGTAACACAGATGTAGCTGAAAACGATAAAAAAAGAGGGCCTAAAGGACCATCTAAAGCACTGACTGATAAAGATTTTTCACAACTTTTAAACATGATCAGAATACAATGTACACAGACAGAATGTTGTAATGTTATTGGTATGTCTGATACAACATTAAATAGAAGATTAAAGGAACGAGGTTACGAAAATTTTGAAGACCTCTATAAAAAGCACAACGATGAAGGCAAAATGTCATTAAGAAGGATGCAATGGCAAGCAGCCGAAAATGGAAATCCAACCATGCTTGTTTGGCTTGGTAAGCAATATTTAAGTCAACGTGACAGGCTTGATGCTGAGCTTACTGGTAAAGATGGTGGAGCACTTGTAACAAGAATTGAGCGCGTAATTGTCGACCCTACAAATACAAACACCTAGATGGGCAAATCCTTTATTAAGCGGAGAACTTGGAAAACCAAGATATAGAGGTGCAAAAGGTGGGCGTGCTTCTGGGAAGTCTCATTTTTTTGCAGAACTTATTGTTGAAAGAATGTTACGTCATCCAGATTCAAAAATTATTTGTATTCGTGAGGTGCAGAAATCTTTAGAATTTTCGTCAAAACAATTACTTCATGATAAAATTCAAGCTCTTGAGGTAGGTCACTATTTTGAAATACAAAAAACAAGAATATCTTGTACGCTTGGCTCTGGCGTGATTATTTTTCAAGGTATGCAAGATCATACAGCAGAAAGTGTAAAATCGCTTGAAGGTTTTGACGTTGCTTGGATTGAAGAAGCTCAATCGCTTTCTACAAGGTCACTCGAACTTCTTGATCCTACATTAAGAAAAACAGGTTCGGAAATATGGTGCAGTTGGAACCCAAACAAAGAAGACGATCCTGTTGAGCAGCTATTTAAAGATAACGGAAACGCTATTTTAGTTCATGTTAACTATATGGATAATCCATTTGTAACAGAAGCAACAAAAGAAATGGCAGATAGAATCCGTGGACAAAATCCAATAAAATATAATCATATTTGGCTTGGCGACTACATGAGAGAAGTTGAAGGTGCTCTTTGGAATGCTGATGACATACAAAAATGTAGAGTTGAAAAAGATGCTGTGCCAGAACTAGATAGAATAGTAGTTGCAATTGATCCTGCAGTAACTGGTAAAGCCACATCAGATGAGACTGGAATAGTTATAGCAGGCAGATTTCAAAAAAATAAGTATTATATCCTTGAAGATTGTAGCTTAAGAGGTTCTCCTGATCAGTGGATTCGTAGGGCAATATCGAAATATCACGAATATCAAGCAGACAGAATTATAGCAGAAGTAAACAATGGTGGAGATTTGGTTGAAAATCTGTTAAGAAATACAGATAGGAATGTTTCTTTTAGATCAGTTCGCGCAACAAGAGGGAAAATGTTACGTGCCGAACCTGTTGCAGCATTATACGAAAGTGAGCAGGTATTTCATGCAGGTAAATTCCCAGAACTTGAAGAGCAAATGATTTTTTATAATGGTTCTGGTAACATATCGCCAGATAGATTAGATGCCTTAGTGTGGGCTATTACAGAGTTATCGCAAGTAAGCGGTTCACCAGTTTGGAGAATATCATAATGGGCATTGTTGATAATATAAAAAATATTTTTGGAAATAACATTCAGCATAAAGAGGCACCTAAAGTTTATGTCCAAGGTGCCAGTTTATATTCTCATAACAGGCGTGACAGTTATAAAAATTATGCAAAAGAAGGTTACCAAGAAAACGCGATTGTTTATCGTTGTGTTAATGAAATAGCAAACGGTGCTGCTTCCATCGGTATGAAAGTATTTCAAGGTGAAAACGAACTAGATAACCACCCACTTATTTCTTTGTTAAAAAGACCAAATCCAAGTCAAGCAGGTAATGAATATTTTCAATCTCTTTATTCATATTTATTGCTATCAGGAAATAGTTATGCACTTGCAAGTGCTGTAAATCAAGTTCCAACAGAGCTTTATCTTCTCAGACCTGATAGGATTGAAATTAAAGCAAGTCAAACTGCAATTCCTAAATCATATTGTTATAAATTAAATGGACAAATAGCAGCGGAATATGAGGCTGATCCAGTAACAGGACAATCAGAAGTGAAGCATTTTAAAATGTGGCATCCATTGGATGATTATCTTGGTATGTCACCGTTAATGGCAGCAGCGGTGGATTTAGACCAACATAATATGATTGCAAAGCATAATATTGGTTTATTGGTAAATGGGGCAAGACCTTCGGGAGCAATAGTATTTAAACCAAAAGATGATATGGGAAATACAACAATGCTTTCAGATGGTCAGCGCAATCAAATATCTAATGATTTAGAGCAAAGATTTACTGGCACAAAAAATGCAGGTAGACCAGTTTTGCTAGAAGGCGATTTCGATTGGAAAGAAATGGCTATGTCACCAAAAGATATGGATTTCTTGCAGAATAAACACATGGCAGCAAAAGACATTGCTCTTTGTTTTGGAGTTCCATCACAGCTTATCGGTATTCCTGACAGTCAAACATATGCTAATGTTCAAGAAGCAAGACTGGCATTATATGAAGAAACAATCATACCATTAGCACAAAGAATTGAAAGCGATCTTAATGAATGGTTAGCACCAAGTTTTGGCGATGAAATTAACATTCAATTAGATATTGAAAGTATACCTGCAATGACAGAAAGACGTAAACGAATTTACGAAAATGTTACAGCTGCAGTAAGGGAAGGGATTATAAGTAGAAATGAGGCAAGAGAACGATTAGGTCTTGAGCCAATAACAGGCGGTGATGAAGTATATATTGCTGCAAATTTATTTCCGTTAGGAGGTCCAGATGTTGCGGAAGATAGTGGAGTTGATCCAGAAGATGCTGCCAAGCAAGCTTATGGGGAAAAAGAAGAAGTCCGTAAAGACGTCTTCACAACCGAAAAAGAAGCCGAAGAAAGGGCAAAAGAAATAGGATGTGTCGGAACTCATAGTCACGATGATGAAGGCAACCT